ATGCGAATTTGGAAGAGGATAACGTGGAAGAGTTCGATCAGCCAGAGCCAGAGCCAGAGCCAGAACCTGAACAGGAACCTGAGCCAGAGCCTGAACAGGGACCTGAGCCTCTCGCAGGTGAAACATCACCCCTCGAAAACGAATTCAAAACCATACACACTGAAGGTACATCTTCCCAGGAGTCCGTCCCTGAACCGGAACCCACCGAAGAGCCGATTCCGGAGCCAGAACCCGAGGATCTCTTCGCAGACGCCGCGGACACTCGGCAGAGAAGACCGCTTTAAAAAAACCTATGAGTATTACAAATGGAACAACTTCGCGATCCATCTTGGGCTGCCGTAGTGGCGGGTGTGATTACCGCACTTTATATTCACGGCAAAGCAAAACTCAATAACGAAGGTACTCTCACCACGAGTGCCTATGCAAAACCAGCGGCACTCGTTGCTATTTTAGTGTATTTTATAGTTTCAAATGGTATAGGTAAACGTGAGCAGATTTCAACCGACCCCTTTTAAACATAACTTAAAGATTTACTTCGTGATTATATAAAAATGTCCTCCGTCACCGCTTTCAATGACATGATGGGTCAATTTCTTATGGAATTGCACAAGACTTTTCCAGAAGAGAAGGGACTCAAGAAATACATAGCAGCTTTCGAACTCGTCAGAGATACGAATCCCAAGAAGATTGTGAATAAGTTCATGACGAACATCACCCCTCATGTGGATAAGATTAGCTCTCGTGACGAATCACTGTTCCTAGAAGATTCTTCGGAACTTGAATTCATGCAAGCCATCAACATCAAGGAATGCTGGCCGAAGGCTTCGGATGGAACGAAGGATGCCATTTGGCAGTACCTACAGACCCTGTACATGCTGGGTACTACCATTACATCCATCCCAGCGGAGACACTTTCTATGATTGAGAATGTGGCGAAGCAGTGTGCTGAGAATATGAAGGATAGTGGTGAGAGTCTCGACGAAAATCAGCTCATGAAGTCGATGCAGAGTATGCTTGGTGGCATGATGAAAAAATAAAAGTCTATATAATATAAATGGTTTCTGTGTTTGAAGACCCTAAACAATTGATTCGTTCAGATGAGATTATGAAATTTTGGCCGACGAATGAACATTCAGCAGAAGAACGAATTAACGCCACGGCGAGATTTATAGTGTATGCGACTTGTATTTTGTATTTAATCAGACGTGATATTCGTGTGTTTGTTTTAGGTGTGACTGGTCTTGGTGTTCTTTATGTAATGGAAAAATCTAACATGATCAAAAATGAACGCGTGAGACCTACTGTGATGCAAGAGAGGTTCACGGATACAAACTCCCCTTGTCAGCTACCCACGTACGATAATCCAATGGGTAACGTACTGATGACGGATTACGCTGATCGTCCCGACAGACCCACTGCTTGTGATTATTCTTCGGTGGATGACAAAGTGAATAAAATGTTGAGTGACCGCATTCCCTACGGCCCTACGCGTTCCCGGTCACCTCTCCCCGAACATCAGCGCAATGGATATTCTCGGCAGTTCGTCTCCATGCCCGTCACCGGAATACCAGGAGATCAGACTGCCTTTGCTGAATGGCTGTACGGTGCGAAGAATGCACCCACGTGTAGAACCGATCCTCGTATGTGTGACCCCAACGCCCGTGGTGCGCAGTTAGAAGCTTTCGCGGGTCTCGATCCCAACGGAGACAAAAGAAGTGGTTTGTTCGGTGGAACAATTTCTTAGTCAATAGTAAATGGCGTATCAGCTTCAACCAGGAATGAAAATTGTTCAGAATCCGGCGCATCCCCCGGTGTGTGCCACCGAAGAAGTTTTCGTGTATCCGCAGCCCAGTACACTCAACTACGGTTCCAGTCGTCCAAACACGATGCTCTACGGCACCGCCCCTTTCATGGCTGGTAAGGGTGCTCCAGCACAGTTCATAGAGACGAGCGATCAACTTCGTCCCCAGAGTACGAGTCAGTTTAATAAGATTGTCACAAAGACGTACGAGAAGAATTTTTTCCCACTTCAAGATGTTGGGTGCATGCTTCCGCCACGTACACTGTCTTACGAACCAGCGAGTACCCGTGCTGAACTTCAAAACGCGCAGTTTCAACAAATATATCTCAATAAAAAATATTAATTAGAAATAAGAATGGCGGATCCTTTATCTATAGTAGCTATAGCCGGTCTCGCATATTTAGGAAAAAAATTAAGCGAACCTAAACCAGTGAAGAAAGAGTTATACGAGACGCAACAGGAGGTCAAGTTGGAACCTCCTCCTTCACAGGTGGTGGATGAATCCATGCTTCGGATGCCCGACAGGAAGATGGAAGTGGCGAATTTCGGTGTCGTCGCCCCTCAGAGCAGGTCTAATGGAAGTGAAATTTTGAGCATGCGTAATCGCATGTACGACGCTGGGAGAATGAACAATATTTCACCCGTTGAAAAGCAGTTAGTTGGTCCCGGTTTAGGTGTTGGTCAAAATGTCCCAGCTTTTGGTGGGTATCAACAGTTGTTCCGTGTCAACCCCGAAAATGTAGGTGCGTACCGCCTCACGACTTTACCAGGCAGAAGTGGTCCTGCCATGGATATTAAGGGTGGTCGCCGTGGTATCGTCGGTGAAGTTGCCCATAATAGACCCGAAAAAACAGCCTTTTTACCAGGCCGTCGTCCCGAACAATTCGGCCGAGCGCAGGGTATGTCCGGTGTGATTCCCCGTGGCGAGCATGAACAGACGAAGCGCCTCACCAACCGGTCCGTGACTGGTCAGCGTGATGATGCACTGGGTTTCTCCGGTGCTAAACGCGTCGTTTCCGCTGGCACCCTCGCACAGGATCCCACGCGCAACAAGAAGGATGGAAACATGGAACAGTTTGCCTACAACAATCTCCCGGCACCCAATATTCATTCGTTTGCCCACGGATACGTGAATGCACCCGCCTCGAAGATTGGTGAGAAACGCACTTACGGCACACCTCACACCGTCGAAGAACTCATGGCTTACGGTTTCAGACCCGATGAAAGGCGTGGTAAGCCCAACAGGCAGGGTAACGCTGGTCGTATGAACGTACGAGCGGGTGCTCTGAACCAAGGTGGTATGCCCACCGCCGCGAGAGTGGATGTCACTCGTGTGGATGGACGCACCGGACCCGTGAACGGCGGTTGGACTCAGCAATACAAGAATGATTCTATCCATCAGTACAACGTGTACAAGGGTCACGAGAATCCCTACGCGACGAGCGCCAGTCTTGACGTGGCGAAGAATCAGCTTCAGAACAACCCCATAGCTCAGCAGATGTACTAAATACATGTCAATTTAAAAGCGAGTAACACTACGCATTAAAATATTATCCCTATATTTTAATGAGCGTATACACGTTCGACATAGATAGCAGCGAAAGAGATCCTTTGGCTTATCCGGATCCGTCGGACTATGTGATAGAGTTGAAGAATCCCATCTACAACGTGACGAAGATATCTGTGATTTCAGCACGGATTCACGCGAGTCAATTACTGATCAACGAGAGGAACAACACCTTCTCCATAAGTGGATCGACCGTATCCCTGTCTAACAATAATTATGACGGAGAGGCCCTCGCTGCCGAGATGGTGACACAGAGTTCTAACATCACGAGTGCTGTATATAATTCTGATATCAATAGCATCACGTTCACCGGAAGTCAACCCTTTACCCTAGACTTTTATGGTGGTGTGAATGGATACAAGACGGGTGACGATGGATACACCACTCCACACGATATTTTAGGATTACCAGCCAGCAACGTGTCATCAGACGGTAACACGCTCACCACGGGGAGTATCAACCTACAGGGACCCGACGCCCTCGTCGTCAAGTTGAGCAGTGGTTCTGAAGAATTCAACAAGACTGTCTTTTCAGAGATTCCCTTTTACACGGGGCGTATACTCATGTGCGGTGATGTCATAAATTACTCGGGTGCTGATGATGCTGTGGTTCATAGTTTTGACTCTGGACCACAGAAGAGCATTCAAAGTCTGAGAGTCCAATTCTTTTACAGTAGTAATAACCGATTGATACCATACGATTTCAGGAACGCCAATCACGTGCTGAAGCTCGGTATAGAGTGTTCGACTGGTAAACTGGAAAACGTACCGAAAGTGAAAAAGGACTTTTCACTTCCACCGCCTATACGCATTCCTGAGATGGAGAATCCGGATAGGTGGAGTGGTTGGATTTACATAGCCCTTATTGTCTTCACGGGCATCATATTTATATTCTTCACGAGACCTAAAAAGGTTTAACGAGTCACGGCGTAGATGGGAGCCTGGGGCTTGACGACGCGTTTCGACATGCGAGAGAGAAGCATGTACACCACAATGGAGAGGAGGGTGGTGATGACGGCGGTGAGCGCGTAGTTGAGACCACTGTTCTTCTGAACCTTCACGACCTGGTGAATGCTCCAGCGAACGAGGTCCATCCAGGAGAGGGCGGCGGCGAAGGAGAAACCCGCGACGAGGGCGTTGAGAGACTGGGTCTCGAACTCAGATGCAACTTGTTTGGACATTTATAATAGTAAAATATTTTATTCTGGTAATAATTCTTCTACGTAAAGAATTTTTTTATATTTTTCTTTCTTGTACCCCCTGATGACCACTACCTCATCTTCTGAATCCGTGTCAGAATCTGATGTGTCGTCACCACTTTTGAACTTTTTATATTCCGTGTCATACCAACCCTCCGGACAAGTGTTCATTACTATCAATAGCATTTTTTAACAACTGTTCTGACGGATTGGTGGGTACCCAACTTTCCCACGCGTCGTAGGCTTCCGTGATGGCTTTCATGGCTACGTTCGAACCGTTATAGGGTTCGAACGCATCCTCATCCTCTTCATCCACAATCTCAATGTCATCTAGGTCTGATTCATCACTATCGTATATATCAGGAAAGTATGATCCAATCTGTTTTCCCACGGTGTGCATGGCGCAATATTTCATGCAGTATTCGATATCTTTCGCCAAGACGGCTGACCGACCACACGCCTTTGCGTATTGCCCTGATAACACCATGGCATGTTCTAGGACGGGGGTCACTATGTCAATTGTCGCCTGTACCATTTTCGAAGAGAAGTCGTGCGGTTCCATTTTCAACTCTCAGAATATTATAACTGAGTGCGTAAACTCTAAGTTCTCTTTCTGAAGATTCTGTGTTGAGAGAAAGAGTCACGTGTTGTTCTTTTGCGAGACTGAAATTTCTTTGACCCGTGGGATACCATCGCTCTGGTTCGAGGGCGAAGCTGTATGAATAAAATCTCCTGAACAATTGTGTTCTCGAATGATGTATGCCACTCTGAACTGCCCTGATGTGAATCAAGTTACCCGTCTTTTCATCTAGTATCACGTCATCATCTAATCGCAACTGAAGATTTTTCAAATGTTCGTAGTTGTTGTATACGCTACCGGCGACCTGATTTGTATTGTCGTAATCGAATACGGACACACCAGTTCCGAGTCTCTGAATGATAAAGTACAGCTCTTTGACTGGATTTACAAACTGTAACTTTTGTCTGAATGTGGTATCACCCGATGGAATTCTAGAAGTGTCACTCTGTACTTGGGTGATGATAAAGTCCATGGGAACCTCTTGGTACCTGATGCGTTCCGGTGTATCGAGTGTCACGAGATCGGTTTGAACCTGGAAACCCTTTATGAGTCCCTTTTGGTCTGACACATAGAGTCCCTTTTCCCACTCCCCCTCATCGGCACCCTCTAATATGAATGTCTGATATATACATTTATCGATTTTATTGAGTTGCACGACAATCTCCACCTCCTGACCCGTGATGGCACACAGGGGTACAGCCAGTTCAGGGTTGTTGTAAAAATAAAAAGGGACATCTATGATGTACGTCTCATCGATGTTCGATGGTTCTAAATATGGTAATATGGTAAAGCTATCCACAGGTGTTCCAGAGAGTTCGAGGGGTGGTTTACCGATGAGTTTAGAAAGATTAACTTGTTTAGTCTGTGTTATATAATGCTCTGAATGTATCTGCATAAAATCCCTCGTGACTCGCTGTACGAGTGTACCACCTATGCGTATGTCTACGTGATTAATCATGGCGTGGCCTATGGACTCTACGTATCCCCTGGTTACCCCGGGTATTCCCGGTTGTTCTATAGGACCCAACGTCACCCGAAGCCTCACCGTTTTGAGAAGGTCACCCGCATCCTGAGGAATGGTGCATCGAAGTGTCTGACCAAATTCTAATTCACCGATAACATCATGATCTACTGTGAAGTTGGCAAAGTTTGTATGCTTTTTGAAGTTTTTTATAAAGTATGTATACTCTGGATTGTCCGTGAAAAAGACATCCTGTGTACCCCTCGTGGCGAGCTGCACGCGTCCAGCCATTACTACTAGTACTCTCTAAAATTTTAAACCTGCTAATCCACTACTGATCCGCAGTACGTTGTAGTTAACTGCGTATACACTGACAAATGTCTCGTTCGTGTCATCTATCTCATCGAGTTCCAGATTGAGTTTTTGGTGCATGATACGACTCATGTTCACCTGTCCGGTTGGATAATACATCTCAGGTTTCATGGCGAACGAATATATGTAGAATTCACGAGCTGGGGAAGGACATCCAGTGTGATGATCCAATGCCTGTTGATACGCCATGTGTTTTCCATCGTGATCGAATATTGTTGCACCATTAAATTCTAAAGACACATTTTTTATAAACCGTGCATCGGAACGAATGTTTATGTCATTCGATAAGTAGAGTGTCTGATCGGTCTCTGCTACAATATTGTTGAGTAGTTTTCTACCGTTCTTTTCCAATTGAATGCGCTCTTGGAGCGTCGCCATGAAGTACAACTCTTTGACTGGGTTTTTAAAATTGAGCATGACTGATCGCGAAGAGACGTTTGGACCGAAGGGTATGGTGGCAACCTGTAACTGTGTGATGACATACTCCACGGGACGAGTCAACAGGAAATTCTTTTCATCTTCCGTCACGAAATAGAAATCCGTGATGAGCGAAACGTTTTTGATTCCACCGTCGTTCGTGGGGTACACCTCCCAGGGATCCGATTCACTGAGTCTTTCGTATGAGTAAGATATTTTATAATCGGAAGGTTTGAATTGTATACGAACCTCGATGAGCTGTTTCGTGATGGCACACACGGGAATAGCCAGGCTGGGATGTCTAAAAAAGTAAAACGGTAAGTTGACATAAAAGGTGTATGGATCTGAAAATACGATGTGATTACCATGGCCCGTGAGGAAATAGAGTGTCTGTGAAGTGTCATCGAGATTATTATGAAGTTGATCGTACATGTATATGTATTCACCTGTGA